GCCACCACGTCAGTGATCAGACTGAGTGCCCCCAGTGTATGATCACCTATCCATGCCCATGCGTCAGAAGTCCAGGTTTTAACATCGTCCCAGATTTTTTCCACCGGCGTGGCCGCTTTATCAAGTTGCTCCAGACGTGCATTCATGACATCCGCAAACAGGGACATCGCCTCCGTCACCGCAGCCTGTTTACCTTTCGTGCGCTCAAGCTCATCAATATGGCGTAACTGGGAAACGCTCAGGAAGTTATACTGCTGATTCAGGGAGGCCAGCGCCTTCACCGGATCTGCTGCAATCCCTTCAAAGGCTTTTTCCACCTTCCCGGCATCGTCCCCCACCGTCTGCAGCCATCTCTGAGAGGTTTCCCCCATGATCCGTAGCTGCCCGGCGGTATATTTCCCGCTTTCTGCCAGACGGGCCAGATTTTCTGCCGCCTGTCTGATACCACCACCGGCTTCATCGCTGATCACCCCGGCCATTTTCCACAATTCTGCCGTTGTGGTGGCAGCCGCCCCTCCGGTCAGGATCAGTGAACGCAATAAGGCCCGGTCAGCCTGCTCTGCCTGCCAGGCGGCGGCAGCAAGCGCGGCCAGTACGGCAACCCCGCCACCTGCCGCCACACGGGCCACCGACATAAATCGTCCCAGCTCACCGGCATTCCGGGCATTTTCAGCCAGTGCATTTGCCGTATCTGACAGCGACTCCTCTGATGATTCAGAGGCATCCCTGATCCCGAGAAGTTCCTCCTTCAGCAGGGTAAGCAGGCTGAGCGGTCCACCGAATGAATCGCTGATCTGCCCCCCCTGCTGCAGCATGATAAGGAAGGGATTCTGACCACCGGCAAGCTGAGTGACAATATCCGTGAACTGTGCGGGCAGTGTGCGCATGGCAGCCTTATACTGTCCGACTGATATCCCGGCTTTTTGTGCAGCCAGCGCCTGTCGGCTCAGCCCCTGTTCAACAGTACTGGCGGTTTTTCTGGCATCCGCCTCCAGACTGGAAAAATGACGGCGTACCCGGGCCATCTGTTCATCAAACCGGGCCGCATCCAGACTCAAATCAATAACCAGATCACCCGCTGGCTGGGACATATCTCACACCTCCGGAAATCCCCGCTGAAGCCATCATTAATGCAACATCATCCTCGCTGACATCCACCACATCCGCAGAAGGTGAAATATCGCGCCCTCCGTCCCCTCCGAACCGGACGCCTCCGGCAACTCCTGTCGCTTTCTGCATCAGCATTTCTTCCTCGTCCGGCATCTCCGTCTGCTCTTCCTCACACGCTGGAGCAAGCAGACTGAAATCCGCCGGATGCATATCCGGATCGCCAAAAAACAGGCTGAGTACGGCGTACATCAGCCCGGAAAAATGAGCGTCCAGTTGGGTATCCTGAAAATAATGCGTGCAGTAAAAACGTCGCCAGTCGGCATATTCGGTGGATGTCATCCCGGCAAGCATGGCGCGCCAGTCGGGTCTCCCCATCTCTCGCGCCAGTTTCAGGACAAAGTTCAGCTCGCCTTCGAATGCTTTTTTGATGTTACCGGCTCAGTCGCTTCTGCTTTCCCGGTTTGTTCAGGATCGGCATCGTGCCGGTTATCCAGCATACCTGAAAGATAAAGCACCCGGTTCGTTGCCTGATTCAGTGCATCAGCAGGCCATCCCAGCATCACTTCACGGCGGATCTGCTGCATCTCTGTCTCCGGAGAGGCCAGAGTGCCTTTGAGGGAATGGGAATGCCATAGCGACATCGCCACAAGCAGGGATGCCGTTTCCAGATATCGCTGGTTAATGTGCACGACATAATGCTTCGTTGTCTCCTGTTGTTCTGCGTCTGAAACAAACTTTATATAATCAAACCGCTGCAGCGCAGACAATTCGGAAAGCGTGACGGACACACCGTTATATTCAAATTGTTCTGTTTTCAGAAACATGTATTACCTCCGTTTACCCTGCAGCGCCCGCTTCAGTAACGGTGACTTCAGCCACTGCGGCGAACTGACCATTTCCGCTCACCACAGGGATCTGCACCTTACCTGTCGCCACGCCGTTTACCGTAATTGTCATATCTTTCACACTAATGGTGGCTTTCGACGGATCGGCGGAAACCGCTCTGAACGTCTTGTCGGTTGCACTTTCCGGCTCAAAAGAAACCGTCAGGGTGGTTGTTTTCCCTTTTGCCACCGTACCGGATGTCGGCGTCACCTTAATCGCAGTGACCGGCGTAATTTTGCTGCGTTCTTCCGCTACAGAAGGTTTGCCCACGTTGGTCACTTTCACCGTGCGGGTGATCACTTCTTTCGCCGTCACGGCCTTACCGATACTGCTGACCCAGCCACGGAACACATCCACCGTGCCATTTGGGAAACGGATTTTATAGGCCCGCACATCCCCGCTTTCAAACCAGCCTATAAGCCCTTTCTGACCTTCTTCTCCCGGTTTCCAGGCCAGCGTAAAACTGGTATCTCCTGCAGACTTCTGCCCCTGCCCGGTCGCGGTCCAGTCCGCGTCTTCATCATCCAGGTAGTTATCATCGTAGGGTTCTGCCGTCATCTCGCCCGGCGTCAGATCCTTCACCTTAGCCAGTCGCTGCCAGTCATCGTCTGACAACGGGTTTGCATAAGCATCACCCTTGCCGTTGTAAACCCACAGAGTGGTACCGGCACCTTTTACCGGCTCAAGGGGATTTGGTGTTGCCATATCGTCCTCACATCTCGTATGTAATGGAATAAGTCAGATCTGCAGAACTCCATAACGCCATATCGTCATCACGACGATACTCATAGCCCTGCGTAACCATCGTGGTAATCAGTCCTGCCAGTGCCGGGATATCGCTCATCACCGGATAAATCCGGGACTCCATCCACGCATCCAGCTCTGAATCCGGCACCTGAGCAGGCAGGAAAACTTCAATATGCAGCTCCGCCTGCCAGGTATCGCTGTCCAGCTCTTCGCCCGTGTATTCAGCGCCGGTGAGATAAACGGCAACTGCCGGAAAATCCGCCTCATCAAAAACAGCGGGGCGACCATCAAAAAGCGTCGCCCCGGTGTCATGCTTCTCCAGTGCATCCAGTACGGCTGCACGGAGTTCAGTATGTTTCATCGCTTTATTACCATTCTCAGTTGATGCTGCAGCGCATAGCCCAGCTCTTTCGGAAGACGTTCACGCCGTATCCGTTCAATATTCTGTTTAAACGCCGTGGTAAGCGGCACCGCCATCGGGATTTTCACCACATCAATGGGGTAACGGTTTTTCCCGGCCACACGCTGCATGACATGCCACCGCCCATTTTTCAGTTGCTGAATAAACGCGCCGGGAATACGACGGTTACCCACCACAAGCACGCTGCCGCCACCTTTCAGGGATGAACGCTGCCCCTTTTTACGACGCCTGCGTCGGGACAGGACAACCCGCGCATTCCCCAGCTTGATTACGGGCAAATCCCCCCGGTTAACCTTGATTCTGGCCTGCGGATTTTTAACCGTGGCCCTTTTCAGCCTGGCCCTTTCCTTTACCAGTTTCCGGCGTACCTTTGTCTCACGGGCAACCTGTGACGCAGACTGCGATATCGCGGATGAAGCAACGCGGTTAATGGCCATTGCTGACGCACCGGGCACCGCCGTTTTGCTGATACGGCTGAGGTTTTCAACGGCCTGCTCAAGACCTTTTATGGCCATACATCCCCCTTTCAGCGGCGACGGTTAACGGCAGGCGGCACGCCACGCCCAAGCCAGAGATGACAGCTTCCGCCATCATCCGGCGAAATCCGGTCTATCCAGAAGTTTTCCTCACCGATGGTCAGCGTGTCTCCACGCCGCAGTTGCCGCACATCATCAGTCCGGACAAACAGGGACGGGCTGGAGCCTTCAACGCGCACGCCCTGTCCGGCATAGCTGATATTTTCAGGGTCATCAAAAACACCACGTATTACTGCGCCGGACTGCTCACCGGATGTCATGGTGGCTGACGTTCCCATGTACCCGCGTATCGTTTCATCGGCGCGGGCAATGGCAGCATCGAACAGGTTATCGAAATCAGCCACAGCGCCTCCCGTTATTGCATTCTGGCCAGGCCACGTTCTGTCATTTCGGCTGCCACACCGGCAGAGACACGAAACGCCGTTCCCGGCAGCACAAATGCCACAGGTTCATCCCGCGTGGCGTGAAGTGCATCGGTATGCAGCGTCACCAGTGCCACAACCGTGACCAGAGCAGCCGTATCAGTCACGGTATCCGTCTGTGCTGATACCACCTCATTTTCATGTCCGGTCAGCGCATTTTCCGGGCTGACAGACGTGTCCTGACCGGCTGCGTCATCCGTGTCATCAAGCTCCTCTTCCAGCTCTGCCACACGGAGCGCCAGTTCTTCTTTCGTCCCCGTCAGGCTGACATCACGGTTCAGTTGTTCACCCAGCGAGCGGAGACGGGCAATCAGTTCATCTTTCGTCATGGACTCATCCACAGAGAAACAATGGCCCCGAAGGGCCATGATTACGCCAGTTGTACAGACACGAACTCATCAGGGTCAGCCAGCAGCATCAGCGGTGCTGACTGAATCATGGTGAACTCTCGCGCCGGATCGCCGGTAGTCACCCAGTTTTTCGGGTAACGGGCAGAGGCGTTAATGCCTTCGCGCTGTGCGTCCGCATCCTGAATACAGCCATAGGTACGCAGACCGCGTGCCTGAGTGTTCCCCAGCACCATCGTGTTGTCCGGCAGGAAGTTCTTTTTGACGCCGTTTTCCACGTACTGTCCGGAATACACGACGATGGCCACATCGCCATACATTCCCTTATAAGACACCGCTTTGCCCAGGTCTTTTACCGCTGTCTCCAGCTCGGAATGAGAGCCGCGACGGGTATCCAGCTTATCCCTGACGGCTTTGAAGGAACGGAACAGCGCCCATCCTTTCGGATCAAACACGATGATATTCACCACGCCGCTGGCGTTCAGCGCGTAGGCTTCGATATCGTCGGTCGGGTCATACGTGGACTTGTCACGCTTGCTCCACTCCGTGCCACCGGACTGTGTGATGTTGTTTGCCGCACTGCGGCCCATATCCACCTCAACCGGATCAAAGGCTTCACCGGTCATGGTGTATTTGCCCTTAAGCACGGCAGAAACTGCCTGCATCTCTTCGACCTGGGCAATGGCCAGCTCTTCGTCACGCATGTTCTGCATGATGATGCGACGGCGGCGGTAAGCCGGGTCCGCCAGATTCTGCGGATCTTCATCCGGCAGGCGACGCAGGGTCATCTGCGGATTCACCTCATGCTTCGGCTTGACATATCCCGGCGTAAATTCAGAGGTGGAGCCGCCACGGGAACGGATAACCTCACCGGAAACAATCGGCGAAACGTACAGCGCCATGTTTACCAGTCCCGGAATTTGTGAGAGATAGACTTTCTCCGTGGTGAAGGGATAGCTCTCACGGAAAAAGAGACGCAGAAACAGCGGATCAAACTTAAATCTCTGCGCATTGGCCGCCAGCAGCAGGGCGGCGGTGTACATCGACATAAAAAAATCCCGTAAAAAAAGCCGCACAGGCGGCCTTTAGTGATGAAGGGTAAGGTTAAACGATGCTGATTGCCGTTCCGGCAAACGTGGTCCGTTTT